TACCGCCTAGAGAATTTATTGATATGGATAGCGAAATGTATGGAGCAATCATACAAGTGCTAACCGATAGAGCTAAGGAGATTCGAAATGCCAGCAGAAGTCGTAGGCGTTAAGGATGTCCTTTCAGGCCTAAAGTTTATTGACAAAGATTTACAAGATCGCATTAAAACTGCTATTGATCCTTTAATGCGTGGTGTGGCAATTAAGGCTAGAGGATTTGTGCCCAATAACTCTGAGGTATTATCTGGCTGGACTAAAGAGCCAAATCCAAACATTAACTATCGCCCATTTCCTAAATATGATGCTGGCACAGTTAAAGCTGGTATTGGGTACAATGCTGGTGATAATCGCACATTCAAAAATGGATTCAAAGTTAGCAACTATGTTTACAACGTAAGCGCACCAGGTCGCATATATGAAACTTCTGGCCGCAAAAATCCACAAGGCCGTGCACCATTCCAAAAGATAGACCCAAGTTTGCCTGGCACAACTTTTGGCAAAGTGCAAGGATTTGAAGGCAAAGCCAAAGCACGTGAATACACTTACAATAAATCTACTAAAGAGTACGCATCGAATAACCCGTTTGCTGGCTATCAATTTGTTACTGCATTACCAGGATTAACCTCACAGCCAAAAATTAAAGGTGTACGTGGCGGTGGCCGTAAAACCAAAGGCCGCTTAATCTATAAGGCCTGGGCGCAAGATAGTGGCAAGATTTATCAATCAATACTAGGGGCAATTAACGCAACGGCTATTAAATTTAACAAATCAACAGATATTAAGAGAGCAGCATAATGGCCAATGTAGTAGTCTCGGCAATAGCCACCTGGAATGGTAAAGCACTTAATAAAGGCAAAAAAGAGATATCAGCCTTTGATAAGCAAGTCAATAAACTAGGCAAAACTTTTGCTGGAGTATTTGGTGCTCAACAATTATTCCAATTTAGCAAGCGAGCAGTACAAGCCTTTGCAGCCGATGAGAAGGCAGCCAAAGCCCTAGAGGTGCAGTTACGTAATACTGGCTTTGCGTTTAGCGCACCAGCCGTTGAGGATTACATAGCTAATTTACAGAGAATTACTGGCGTATTAGATGACCAACTACGCCCAGCATTCCAGCAATTACTCACAGCTACAGGATCAATTACTAAAAGCCAAGAAGCGTTAAATACTGCATTAAATGTAAGCGCAGCCACGGGTCGATCCTTAACAGAGGTTAGCGCAGCCTTAACTCGTGGATTTTCGGGCAACACAACAGGATTAACTAGATTAGGCGCAGGACTTAGCAAAGCCACCTTAAAAACTGGCGATATGGATAAGATTTTAGGTGAGTTAAACAGAAAATTTGCTGGGCAAGCACAGGCTAGATTAACTACTTATGCTGGCAAAATGGATCTACTTAAAGTTGCCACTGAAGATGCTAAAGAAGAAATTGGCAAAGGTTTATTAGATGCTATAAGTTTATTAGGCAAAGATAGAAGTATAGAAGATGCTGCCGATCAAATGGACACCTTTGCTAAATCAACAAGTGATGCAATTTATGGCGTAGGTTTATTAATAAGCAAGTTAGATGGTTTGGCAAGAAAAGTAACTTCTGGCGGTTTGGGTGATTTATTAATACGTTTACAGCCAGGCGGATTAGCCTTGCAAAGAGCCGTAAGTCTTGCAGGTAATGCTAGAAGCGCTAACGCACCAGACAACAAACAAGGCCGTGCATCGGCTCGTATATTTGGCCAACAACTACGTCTAGAAAATAAATTGGCAGAGCAGAAAAAAAGAGAATTAGCCTTATTAGATGCAAAGAATAAGAAGCAAACCGAGGTAGACAAACTATCAGAAAAGTTTGATGTTGAACGCATAGGTTTAATGAAGGCGTTAGGCGAAGCCACAGATGCTGAGACAAAACTACGCATTCAGTCCAAGTTAGCCATATTAGATAATAACGAAGCCCTGGCTAAGAAATACAATGCAGAATTAAATGCCAAGTCAGCTGCGGATCTATTGGCTGAGGGTGCTAATAATGCCGCTAATGCCCTTAATACTTTGCCTAGCAAGTACGATCAAATCTTTAAGAATCTCTATGAACAATCAATCGCTATGGGTAATACTGCAAGCGGAGCAGCAGCTATGGCTGGTATGTCCGCAAGATTACAAAAAATGGCAGATGATTTTGCAGCAGGTATAGGTCGATATGCAGTGCCAAGTGGCGGTATGCCATCTAGTGCAACTACATCTGCCGCAGTAGCAGCACCAGTAGTTGTGCAAAAGGTAGAAGTTAACACAGGTGCAGTATTAACAAATCAACAAGATTTATCTATCTATATTCAGAACGCTTTGGGCGAAATAACCAAATTAGGTAACGGAGCGTTAATACCTGCAGGATCGATTGCTTTCCAGTGACAGTCCCAGTAATTAACGCTTACATAAATTTCAGCACAGGGCCAGCCTTTGCCCAGGCGATGATATTAGATACTGGATTATTGGATGTAAACATATTGGAAGATTCTGCTGCCATTATTGTTGACGTATCAAATCAAATTAATTTTATACAAACTACAAGAGGCCGTAACCCTTTATTTGATCAATTTCAGACAGGTCAATTAACCCTACGTATAGTTGATCAAAATGGCGATTTTAACCCTACTAACCCATTAAGTCCTTACGCTCCAGACCTAACGCCTATGAAAAAGGTACAGATCACTGCAACCTATGGCGCTACCACTTATCCTATATTTTCTGGATTTATTACAAGTTATGTCAACACTCAGCCTAAAGATGCTACAGAAGTAGCTTATACAACCATACAAGCTGTAGATGCCTTTAGATTAGCCAACAATGCGCAGATAACTACTGTGGCAGGTGCTAGTGCTGGGGATCTATCAGGCACACGCATTAATCAAATACTAGATCAAATTGACTGGCCAGCAACTATGCGTGATATTGATGCAGGTCTTACTACATTACAAAACGATCCAGGCAATTTGCGCACCTCACTAGGGGCTATGCAGACTGTGGCTAGCTCAGAGTATGGGGCTTTGTATGTTGATGCTAATGGGGAGTTTGTATTTCAAGATAGAGCTGTAACCGCTGGCTCAATAGGTGGCACAGTAACTACCTTTAATGACAATGGCACAGGCATTCCATACGCTAACGCAAACTGGAAATTAGATGACACCCTTGTATTTAACTCATCCACTGTTACCAGAGCAGGGGGCACGCCACAAACTGCCATTAACCAGGCCTCAATAGATAAATACTTTATTCACAGTTATCAGATACAAGACCTGCTAATGCAAACTGATGCCGTAGCTTTAGATTATGCTCAGGCTTACACAGCCAGCCGAGCCGAGACCAGCGTGCGATGCGATTCTATAGAATTAGACCTATACACCCCTAACTACAACGCAGGCATTATTGCGGCCTTAGACCTAGATTTCTTTGATCCGATCAGGGTGGTTACTACACAGCCAGGTGGCTCTACCCTGGATAAGACTTTGCAGATATTTGGCGTGCAAAACATCATCACCCCAAACAGTTTTAGGGTCATCTTTACTACGCTGGAGCCAGTAATCGACGCCCTAATTTTAGATAACAATATCTATGGCACTTTAGACTATAATGTGCTTAGTTACTAAGGAGAGACAATGGCAGCAGGATTAGGATTTAAGGACTTTACAACAGGCGAGGTATTAACCGCAGCCGATGTTGATGGCTACTTAATGCAGGGTGTCTGGGTGTTTGCCAGTGCTACTGCTAGAGATGCAGCTGTAACATCACCACAAGAAGGTAACTTTGCATATCTTAAAGATACAAACGTAACCACTTATTACACAGGTAGTGCTTGGGCAAACCTAGATACCACAGGTATGACTAACCCAATGACAACTACTGGTGACACAATTTATTCTTCAAGTGGATCAACACCTGCTAGATTAGGAATTGGTAGCACAGGTCAAGTATTAACTGTTGCGGGTGGTGTGCCAACTTGGGCTACCCCTGCTGGTGGTTCAACTTTTGTTGGAGCAAAAGTTTATGGCACGACAAATCAGAGCATTTCACATTTTACAACAACTTTGGTAACTTGGGATTCTGAATTTTTTGACACAGATTCAATGCACGACACCTCATCAAATACTTCAAGATTAACAATACCTGCGGGAAAAACTGGCTATTGGCAAATAACAGCAAGTTTGGGTTACGATGCCAACGCTAATGGTGTTCGGCAAGTTAATTTTTCAAAAAACGGTAATTATGTTAATGCGGAACAAGTGCAAGCCACAGCAACTTATGGCAACATTGTTGGTTATTCAAATATAATGTATTTGACTGCTGGGGATTATATTGAAGTATCAGCCTTTCAATCCACTGGCGGTAGTTTGAATTTAATTAAAAGTAGTACTGAAAGTTATTTCGCAGCCAACTTTATAGGAGCATAAATGGACTTACATTCACAAATTAAAGAAACTTATCCTGACCTTGATGATGCAGAGTTTGTCTTTGGCAGCATTGAATTGAGAGATGATGGCGATGGTATTCAATACATTTCTAAATGGGAATACTCTCAACCAATTCCAGAGGGCTTAACACTAGGCAAACCCTCAGCATAATCTTGAGGAATTGTGCCGATGAAACCTAAACTATGCGCTGCTGGAGTTCAGTTAAGAGATCAAATTGATACGTGGTTTCCAGATAGGTGTGCTAAAAGTCCAGAAGGATGGCTGGGCGATAGTCGCCATTCCACCAGAAAATCGGATCATAATCCAGACGCAAATGGGTGGGTCAGAGCAGTTGATATTAATTCTAGGCTGGAGTCATCCGATAGCCTCGCACCTTATTTGGCTGACCAAATCAGAATCGCAGCCAGAAAAGATAAACGTATATCATACGTCATCTACAACGGGCGAATATGCTCGAAGATATTAAATTGGAAGTGGCGAAAATACAGCGGCATAAATCCGCACAAAAAACATATTCACTGTAGTTTTACCAAGCTAGGTGATACCGACGGAAGGCCGTTTGATATCCCATTAATCGGAGGGAAAATATGAAGATCAGCAAAAAACAAAAGGCGATACTAAAGTCATACGCACGTGGCGTATTGGTATCATTTTTAACATTTTTAGCAAGTAATGAATTAGGTTTAGACCCAGCGGTGTCTGTAGTAGTTGCAGCATTAGCAGGGCCAGCAGCT